TAGCTACACCAGAATTTCTTGAATACAGTTTGTTTTCCACTTTAGAATTTATACTTTTCTTTTCACTATCGAAAATTCCCGCCTTTATATCTCCATCAGCCGTAGTATCTACGCGAATCCTGAATTTGGGTTCTCTATCAGGAGAGTGCTTTATGTTAGAGTTAAACATGGGTGAAAGTTCGTCTACACTCATGTGTTTACCGAATATATCAACACTTTGTAAACTTACAGCTTCGATGATTCGTTTTTCCACTTCTTGTAAAGTTTCATAAAAATTTTTAACGTAATTTCCTTCTTCGTCGTATCCCTTCATAGAAAAGTCGAGATTCCATTTAGTGGCTCCGACTTGAGGTTGGAATCCAGAAATACCGAATGGCATGTACATGCGTGGAGTTTGAATTCTTACATTCTTTCCATCTTTGTTACTCAAACATATCTTACGACCGTCATAACTTAGTATTTCTAAATTATCTAACAGCGTGTGAAATTTTGCCATTTAATTTTAAATGAACTGTTACCTTTAAGCCGAACACGATGTACATTCAGCTTCCAAACTAAATTGGATTGGTCGAGCTTTTGCTTTACTTCGTAAATAGTACATACCGGTTTTCAGACCAGATTTCCACGCGTACATGTGCATGGATGACATTTTTGAAAGCGTAGGGGACTCCATGAACAGATTCATCGACTGACTTTGGTCGATGAAGCGTCCGCGGTCAGCTGCCATATCGATAATGCATTTTTGGCTAATTTCCCAAACAGTCTTATAGAGGTTTTTAATATCGTCGGGGATATCTGTGATAGTTTGTATCGAACCACCCGCTTTGACCATTAAATCTTTCATATCTTTTGACCAAAGACCGATTTTTTTGAGATCATCAACTAGATGTTTGTTAACGACGACGAACTCACCGGCGAGAGTGCGGCGAAGATAAATATTTGTCGTATACGGTTCAAAACATTCGTTATTACCCAAAATCTGCGCTGTAGATGCGGTAGGCATGGGTGCCATCAAAAGAGAATTACGAAGCCCCTTTGTCTTTATACGTTCACGCATTGCGTCCCAGTCGTAAAGACCACTGAATTTGGTATCACCTTCCCACATATCCTGTTGTAAAATACCTTGGGACGCGGGGCTTCCTTCGAAACTTTCGTACGATCCATCGATTTCCGCTAATTCAGATGAAGCCTCTAAAGATGCGTGATACATAGTCTCAAAAATATGAGCATTCATCATTCTAGATTCTTCGCAGTCAAACGGGAAACCGCACATGATAAAAACATCAGCGAGACCTTGAACCCCAAGACCGATGGGTCGGTGTTTCATATTGGACACACGCGCTGTTTCTACAGGGTAGAAATTACGATCAATCACGCGGTTTAGATTCTTTGTGACGGTTTTCGTCACTTCGTGAAGCTTAGCGTAATCAAATGTTTTTGTCTCCTTATCTACATATTTAGGTAGTGCAATAGATGCTAGGTTACACACACTCGTTTCATCCTTATTGGTGTATTCTATAATTTCGGTACATAGATTAGAACTCTTAATAACCCCTAAGTTCTTTTGATTAGATTTGCTATTACACGCATCCTTGAACAACATATACGGGGTCCCGGTCTCCGTTTGACTTTTAATGATAGCTTTCCATACTTCTGCAGCGGGGACAGTGTCATTAGCGAGGCCTTCTTCTTCGTATTTAACGTAAAGCTTTTCAAATTCTTCACCGTATACATCCGAGAGTCCCTTGGCCCTGTCTGGGCAAAAAAGAGACCAGGTACCTCCCTGTTCAACTCGTTTCATGAAAAGATCAGGTATCCACATCGCGGTGAATAAATCGCGGCACCGAGCTTCCTCGTCACCTTGGTTGAGGCGTAGCTCTAAGAACTCCATGATATCAGCGTGCCACGGTTCCAGATATGCGGCGATAGATCCTTTTCTACGCCCCGCTTGGTTAACGTATCGTGCTGTAGCATTGAATACTCTGAGCATCGGTATAATTCCGTCGGATTGACCGTTTGTACCCCGAATATGAGACTTATTTGCGCGAATATCGTGAATATGCATACCGATACCCCCGGCCCATTTTGAGATTTGGGCACACTCAGTTAGAGTACCATAGATACCATTTATAGAGTCTTCCTTGTTTGCAATTAAGAAACATGAAGACATCTGTGGACGTGGTGTACCAGAGTTAAAAAGTGTTGGTGTGGCATGAATGAAAAATCCTTGTGACATTTTATCATACGTATCGAGTACAGATGGAATGTCCTTACCATGAATACCTATGGATACACGCATGAATAGATACTGAGGAGTCTCCATGAGTTTTCCTTCATATTTCTGGAGGTAGCTTTTTTCGAGCGTTTTTAATCCGAAATAACCAAAATCAAAGTCCCTGTTTGTGATAATTTGATCTTTTACTTGGTGCGCGACTTCTACAACTTCTTCTGTTACTATACCCGATTTATGTAATTTTTTCATTGCGATATGGAAATTATTTGGGGCTATTTTTTGTATGTTACTGGCTATAATGCGAGTGGCTAATATTTCATAATCTGGATCACTTGTGATCATACCGACACATGTTTCAGCAGACAGTGTATCTATTTCATGTGTGGTTATGTTATCGTACATAGACGAGAAAACTTGTTGAGCAATCATAGAAGCGTCTACACCTCCGGAAATATCATAGGGATCATGTGTTAGTTTGGAGATCCTGTTGGTGACCTTGTCAAATTTCACGTCTTCAACACGACCGGACCGTTTAATAACTCGCATACTAATGGTATTAGAAATTTATTTTTTAATTAACACTTGAAGTCCTCGCTTCGAACAGTCACAGTTCCAACGGTTTCCATGTACCTATTGGGAGAAAGATACGAAGTGTTTACATGGAAAGGGCCTTCGACGCCGGGTTTGGATACTGGGGGATAAGATCCGATGAAACAATCGGGGGCTTTGCATACAGGTTTCTCTTGGTTGCAAGGTTTTGTGTTGTAAGCTTCGTCAAAATCGGCGATGTTTAACATTTAATATTTACACAGAGTTTTTTTCCTGGACTATATTAAATGTGCGAAAGGCTTAATTTAAATTCTATACAACAGACACAGACTCCCCTGAACACATTGTTTTTTTCAGAGTTTAACATGAACATTCTTCAGCGTGGTATACGTCAGAAATTCAAGGACGATACAGGTGTTGCGATAGATTATCAGAACAACGCTGACCTTTATAGCATCATGAGGGGTGTTTTCATTAATAACGCTGGTAATCACCATACCAAGATAAACGAACAGGTAAAGTTTATGAATGATCTTGTCGTTAAAACTGCTCTGTCACAGGTTCAATCTGGGGTGTCTCAATTTATGGGATACATGCGAGATATAGATACAGCCGCACTTCCACCATCTCTTCCTGCTAACACGAGTACGTTTGGTCTCAAGATGGAAAAGAGTGATAAGATTGGTATATAAAGATTTGTGGATATGTATTCATAAGAGTGATGTCACTAAACTATTATAAATCCGAAACAGAAAAGATATGTAAATCCAAAGGATGGGATCGCGCTGAAATAAACACTGTATGGTTACTCCTCACCGAAGAAGTCGGTGAGTTGGCTTCAGCTATTAGACAGTATAAGAGAACGTTTAAAAAGACGAATATTAAGAAAGAGAGGGGTACTGATATAATGATGGAAATGGGTGATGTTTTTAGTTACTTGTTTCAATTGGCTCATATGTTAAACGTTGATCTTGACAAAATGTGGGTGGAACATGGTAAAAAGATGTGTCACAAAAAATATATATCTGCTTAATATAAATGAGTAAGTATATGCTCGACGTCAACAATACCATGGACGATATCAATCCATTCGCCACCACGGACGATTTCTCTATGCCTGGTGCGATTGGTGAAAAGCGTGAATATTTGAATCACAGGGATCCGTCTATGTCAAAATCTAAGTCGACTTGTGGTCAGGCTTCTACATCAGGGTGGAGTGCTGTAGAAACCTGCAAGGATATAAAAAGTCCATCGGTGCTATCTAGACCATTGTTCCCAGGAAAGGAAGAAAGTGAACTCGGGTACATCGCAACCCCCGAACAGGCACCCAGTAAATCTCGTATAAATTTATCTGGATATTACCTCAAAATTACAATTCTTGTGTTTATAATTCTTCTTCTATTTGTTTTAAGACGTTAAACAGCGCTTCCAGTTTGGTCTGATTAGAGCAACGTGATATCATGTACGGTAATGTACTTTCACATATAGCTCGAACAAAATTTCTTTGCCAGCGTTTACTCTTATTTATGTATGGTGGATAAAAGGTGTTATCTAATACCTTAATACTGTTCATTATACGTATAATTGAGTTAATGTCATGGTTTTCGCATAGGACATTTTCCAACTCTATCAAATTCATTTCCCTCACGACTTCGATAGTTTTGTCTACACGTTCGAGTAAGAATTCTTCGTATCTTTTAGAAACGCTTTTAGATAGATAGTATTCCCATTTTCCAATAGGTTCTGCTTCAAAAAGTGCGCAACGTATCACGTACCCTTCTCCATCCATATATCTCATGTATTTAAGTTCTATTTTAGAGTTCCCAGTTTCATCATCTTTAAATACATGAGCTTCCTTAATGAAGGAAGGCATATTTCTTTTCTGGTTTATATTCAAGTTTTTTCTCTAAATTCTTTAAATCTTCTTCTTTTTTAAGTTGAAGTCCTATGCATTGATGTTTTTCTAAATTATAACAACTGGTACAAAATTCTCCATCACAATATTTACAATGTATCGGTACACTCGATTTTTTCTTACACCACGCGCATCTCATCTTACTACATCTGAATTTATTTTTTTAACCTAAGTCGAAGCGAGTTTCACAAAATTGTAAGCAAGATGTATTCATCAATCGTCAATAATACGTTCTCGTATCTTCTTACGTTAGATGACTTTCGAAAGAAGTTTAACGATGATTTTAAACCGTCATGGGTGAAGCTCACGACTATCACTATGGTTTCGTCGTTTTCGAAATCTTTAAATATCAAAAAGATCCGTGAGGTTTTTGGAAAATCTCCAATCAGGTTACACAGAAACACCGTGGATAATAAGCCTATTATTTGGTCTTTAAAACCGACAACGTTTTATAATCAAATTACACTCACATACGAAGATTGTTACAGTGTAAAATCTATAAAAATATTTCCAAATGGGAGTATTCAGGTTGCGGGGTGTAATGACCTACTTAACTGTAAACATGTCATTGAAAGTCTTGTGTATATATTGAAGACATTCGATCACGATATTATCCCCCCAATTGATTCTTTTCGCGTTGTCATGATCAACTCCAACTTCAGTATCAACTATAATATAAACCTTATGAAAACCGCGGATCATTTTGAGAAATATTCCGATGTATTCAGTGTTTCTTTCGAGCCCGATAGGTATTCGGCTGTAAAGGTAAAATTCAAACCGGCAGAGGATATGAAGCAGATTACCGCCAGTATTTTTAGTACCGGGAAAATCATCATCACTGGAGCAGAGACTCTCAAAGAGATTGCATTTGGGTATAATATCATAAATCAACACATATCCGAATGTAAAAGTATCTGTGTATCTAAGACACCCTCAGAAGATACGTTTAATATTTTTTCAGGGTACGACATCGAGAAAACTATCGCGATGGTCAGAGAGCTAAAATTTAACTCGTGGATAAATACAGCGAGCAATAGGCAAATTAATTTCTAATTGTAATATAAATGTCTCAACGACTCGGTATGGCCGATGGAAGATGCTTCACTGTCGCAAACTCGTCTAAACTGTATGATTCCTATATCATGCAGAAAAATGGAATCAAGCCCGAAGATAATTACTCGTACCGCCAACTCCTCCAATCGAAGGGTCCCGAACTTAACAAGGAGGTACAGAAGCAACCCGCTCCTTGCAGTTTATGCGATTCTACTATAAATTTATCAAAAATTTATTGAGTAAAATTTTAAAAATAAAAGTCTGACGTAGTTTTACGAATGACAACATGTGCTATCTGCCTTAATCCAGTGAGAGAATCGAGAGCCAACACACCTCTCAGGTGTGGTCATCTTTTTCACTCTCACTGCATAGAGGATTGGAAAAATAGGGGAAAACAAACATGTCCTGTATGTAGAAAAATATTTGATGGAGAAAACTTTAAAGTACAGGTAACAGTACATAACACATTAAATGAAACTTCAAATACGGTAGAAGTTGGTGATCAATATTTATTTGACGTGTTAGACGTATTTTTTGATGTTGAAAATTTGGTAGATATGGAAAGTTTACTTCGTGACTTTGGAGTGAGTATGTCCGACCTTGATCCCTCGGTTCTTAACACAGAATGACCCACAATACTTATTATAGTTTATAGACTCATATTTACGACTCGTTCGTCTAGGATCCCTTATAAGTTTCCCGGTAGCACCCGTTATTAAAGGGCCGGTAGCCCACCCCCGTTTATGGCTGAAAAATTCGGCTTTAAATGTGATGACTTTACCTGGTTTCATGGTAGTTGTAGCTCGTTTAATACGAGATACAGGTACTTTAAAGAACCTCGCCACACTCTCATGAGTATCCCCCGCCTTGATTTTATACTCAGTCTTACTATGCTGTTTATAAAAATGGAAATCGCCGTGACATAATGTATTTCTCTTTTTACACTTCGCTACGAATAACATAATTTTATAATACGAAGGTTTACACTTTTCCCCAGCCGTCGATTTGTAAACTTTTTTAGGATTATCTGAAAGAACCTTTTTGGGTAATTTTCCGCACCCGTGATACAAATTTCTACTGTTCATACTCGCGCGTTCACCAGGCTGACTTTTCCAATTTCTGTATTTTTGAAAATCATGAACTGCATACGCGTAGCAGTTGTTATTATTTTTACCCACAGGACCTCCCCATTTTCTGGTTGTAAAAATATGTTCAGAACCACTGGCGGGTGGATTCTTCACCATTAATATAAGCTAGGAAAAAAAATATATACACTTAATAAATGATCAAGGAACTTATTAACTCTCGCAAACCTCTCGATGCGGTCACCGAAATTCTTCTTTTTGTACTCGTAATTCTCATCTCCACGTTTATTCTCAGGTACACTTGGAACAACTCCCTGGTGAAGCACATCACCGTTCTCAAGAAGATTAACACCTTCCTCGACGCCTTACTTCTTTCTATTTCTCTTTCGGTAATCCGGGGTATCTAAACCTCACGGAATCCGACAACCTTTTCACCAGTTGAACTCGTCATAGTGGGATAGCCGTCTATCCCATCACAACCACCTTTGCTGCAATCAACGAAGGTGTATGGTTTGTTCTTCTTCTTCATGTAATCAATCTGCTTACGAGTCCATCCACAACCCATGGTGCCGTAAACAGTCCACTTGTCACCAGAAGCCTTGGCAGCCGGGGAACCACCCTGAGGTCTCGTGAGATTCCAAAGAATGATGATAATGAGAATTATCAGCGAAGCAAATACTAATTTATCGTTCATTTATGATATGTAAATATTTTTTTTATGTTCATATTATAAATGAACGTGAAGTACGAAGCCCTGATAAGAGGATTTGCCATATTTTTTGCTAATATGTTCACGGTGAGGTGGGCGATAAAGAGTGATTTAAAGCATGATGAAATATATGTTATATTTATCATATTAGCAGCTATTGCTACAGCACATTATGTATATAAAAAGTAGATGCCATATAAAGATATGAATGATGCGCGTCATGCGGTCGTTGAATATCCGGATGGTTCGGTGGCGATAGCATTTAACCAAGAGGTTCCATCACCGGAGCCTCCAGAACCACCTCCCGAAATTATACAACCACTACCACGTTTCAGACTTTTACTAGAATATCATCCCGTTGTGCGTGCTCTAGCGTATATATTCGTACTTGCATCTGGTATAAATTTGGCTCTTTTCGGGAGAATAATAGATATTATCAATTTTGTGTTGATAGTATCTACGACGGGTGCTCTACATACTGAACATTCAGCATCTATAACAGTTATAGTGTTTCATGGTACGTGTGCGGGGCTCATGATAGTGCCATTTTGTGTACTTCGAATGTGGGAACAAGCTATCTACCAATTTTCAATCGCTATGATGTGTATCACCGCATTTAATACATGTACACAAACACTAGAGCAAATCCCCGCCTAAGAGATACTTGAGATTCCATAGAATTAAACGGTGTTTTTCACTTTTTATGAGTTTGAGATCGATCGCGTATTTCATGATGAGTTCGTTGTCATCGTTCTCACCACGATCTCCACACGTTCTTATATAATCCGCTACGACATAAATAATAGCGTCTAGAAGTTCTTCTTTTGCCATTTCCATCCACGAGTTCTTTGGTGTTCCCCACGTTGTTGTGTCGTCGTCGACTCGGACACCGTGACCATATCTCACTAGACCCAAATCAAGACGAGCGTTAAGTTCTTTTTTAATGTCCATATACGAATGTATATATTTATTCCTTTAAAATGTTATCTTCTTTGACTACGCGCGGCCGGACGTCTTGCGGTGGGTGGTTTTTTACTACCAGACTTTTGCTGTTGCGCCCTCGCTAAAATTTGTGCCGCGTTGCTTGTTGACATGGTTTGGGTACTGGCAGGTTTGGGTGAGAATATTGAAGTAGGTTTAAGATTTTTTTTAACGGAATTCATTATTTTGATAGTGTTAGACCTCCCCGAAATATACGGGTGTGTAAAAAGTTTTTCGTATGATAAGTTTACGTTGTGCACCCTCGACGACACGGGAACCTCCTTTAATCTATGAAGATGTATCATAGAACCCGGCCCTCCACCCATTCCTAAATATTGAGGACCGAGAACATCTTCGGCAAACCTTTTAAATCCTGGTGTAGTGAGTGCTGATGCACTATATAAAGCGTTTAAGAAAAAGTGGGCGTCGTACATGTAATGGTTTCCTCTGTATATACCGTACATGGATCTAAACGTTTCATTCGGGGCTTTATTAATTTCTGGATTACGTATCCCGTTTACCGTTGATAACCCGTAATCGATTATTTTTATTTCACCTTTTTTGGTTATATAAATATTACCCAGATGGAGATCATTGTGTCTGAATGACTTAGATTTGGAGTGAACGGCGCGTAATATTGTCAAAACTTGAATTACTATTTTTTTAAGATTAGAACCATACCCAACATCAAATCTACGTTTTGGCAAATATTTATCCAATGATTGTCCTTCGAGTAATTCTAAATATAAATGATCAATAACCTTCGTTGGAACCTGAGTTGCACCTTTTTTTACACCCGTTTTGGCTTTTGAACTGGATTTTGTACCTTTGGACGAGGTTGGTGCGGATCGGGTAGTTAAATACTTACCTTTCGGTAACTCGGGTTTGATATTTTTTAAACATTTCCCATAACCGTATATTTTAATACCACTCGTCGAAAGTTTTCTAAAATATTTAGCTAAATTTCGTTCGCCACTCAAGTTGCTGTTGGATGTTTTATACGCAACCTTTTTTGAACATTCATCATTTAAGCACGCTTCATACACGGATCCATATTGACCTTGACCAATTTTTTTCACGCGTTTAAAAATTTTATTTGGTTGACAGGAAGTTTTTTTAATAGCTTCTTGAATTTCTCTATTCATGACCTGTTATAAACTAATATTATTTTCATAGGAAGGGTGACTTCATATCAAAACTGAATTTATATTAAAAAATTAAATGCTATCTACTCTTCATCGATCTCACACTCTTCCTCCTCACTCTCGGGTGGGGCCATAGTCTCAACACCTTGGAAAGCGAAAGAGGGGAGCTTCTGGGATTGCTCACAAAGGGTCTGTGAGAGACGGACACTCACACCAAACTTGTTATCGATGAACCAGATCTGATTGAAATCGACGATACACATACAACGCTGACCCTTCTCGATACTATCAATCGCGAGAGGCTGACGAGACATGTCATAAGCCTCGGCCAAAAACTCACCGGAAGGCTTGGTCATAAGCTTGAGCTTGAGAGTAGATGGGTAGTCATCCTTACCGGGGCGTACGAGTGGCTTATACAGAGCCTCCTTGATGACCTCGATGTTATAAGGCTTTCCAAGCCACTCCTTAGAGTTATCAGCAACTGCCGCGATGATCTTGTTGTCGAGCTCGGTGAGCTTTTCCATAAGTGCGCATGCATCTTCGTTATCCTTATCAAAGGATAGATCGAGAGAATACGAAGTTCGATTGGTGGCCTCGTCGGTGAAAGCGCTCAGGCCAAATGGTGAGCGCATGAAGGGGAGTTGAAGGTAAAGTTTCTTGTTTTCTGGCGCGTTAATGTATACGGTTTTACCACCGTTCTTGTTCTTCTTCATCTTAGAAAGAATAACGGAGGAGGGATCAAATTGTTCGTAACGCTGAATGTTGGTGGACATGGTACTTATTATATATCATGTACGTGACGAAACTTTAAGTACCTTTTTGTAAGATTGATTCTTCACATTTTTTTTCTTCGTATATTTTAAACACACAAAATGGGAGGACTATTCAAAGATTGCGGGTGCGGGTGTGATGGTAAGAAACAGGAGAAGAAGTTTCTCATTTCCATCATGGCTGCCTTATTATTTTTTATAATCGCGAACCCCAGTACATTTAGGGTTATGCGATCTATCGTAGGTAAGTGGGTATCCAGCCCCACGGGTTGTCCTTCTACCGGGGGGCTCGTTCTTCATACCACCGTATACATGCTTCTTACATGGGGTCTCATGAACATCCGTGTCGAGGGTTATGAGGTTATGACAGGTGAGATGGCGCCCTCGGCTAAGCCTCCCACTATGCCTAAGAAGAAGTTAGCTGATGTTGACTTCGACAAGGTTCCCGTCGAGGACATTGACATTAACGATTTTGAACTCAGCGAGGGAGGAGGCCCCCCTCCCGAGATGATGGAAGGCCCTCCTCCTATGATGAGGGGTCCTTCCCCTAGGAAGCCTTCTACTATGATGATGGGTCCTTCCCCTAGGAAGCCTTCTATGATGAAAAAGGCGCCTGCCCCCAGGATGGCTGATATGCCTACCCCTACTCCCGGTAAATTCGATGATATCGTCGGATTCAGCGACAGTGGTGCTTCGTTTTCTTCTATGGATATTAATGAGTCTATGGATTTACCCATGGCTCTCAAGAACGGTTCTTCCGGTAAAGGAGCTGTATCTTGCGACTGCTCCAACGGTAGCACGGTGATCATTACTCCTTAAAAATCTTCGTCGAAAGCGAGTTCGGTCGTTTCGTCGATCTTACCGTAATCACCTACACGTTTTTCAAAAAAATTAGTCTTACCATCTAGGGAAATATTTTCCATAAAATCAAAGGGATTTTGAGTATTCCAGATTTTATTGAACCCCGCTTGCTTTAACATACGATCAGATACATATTCAATATAGTTTGACATCTTATCGGAATTCATACCAATTAAACTGCATGGTAAAGCTTCGATTATGAAAGATTTTTCGATTTCTACAGCTTCACGTACTATGTCGTAAACGATATCCTGATTAGGTTTATTTTTTAGCATTTTAAATAACTCAATCGCGAACTCTAGATGTAAACCCTCGTCTCTGCTAATAAGTTCATTACTGAAACATAGACCGGGTAACAATCCACGCTTTTTTAACCAAAATATAGCACAGAAACTACCGGAAAAGAATATACCTTCAACACACGCGAACGCCAGAAGACGTTCTGAAAACGGTCTCGAGTTATCGAACCATTTCATAGCCCAGTCGGCTTTGTTTTTAATAGAGGGTATCGTCGTGATAGCTTCGAATAACTTTTTCTTTTCAGAAGCATCTCGTATGTATTTATCAATAAGTTTACTATACGTTTCTCCATGTACCATTTCGTTATGTGCCTGATACGCATAAAAGGAGCGAGCTTCAGCACTTTGAACTTCATCAGCAAAATTATTATTTAAATTTTCAAAAACAATACCATCCGACCCCGCAAAAAAAGCTAAAATGTATTTAATAAAATGTCGTTCATTTTCGCTCAGTGATTTCCAATCTTCCATGTCAGCGGATACATCCACTTCTTCAGCAGTCCAGTTAGACATTTGCGCCTTTTTGTACAAAGACCATAGGTTTTCATGTTCTATAGGAAATACGGTGAATCTATTCATGGTCGGTAAGAGTATTGGTTCGGCTTCTTCTATGAATTCTTCGAAAGCGAAATAGTCTCCTACGTGAGAACTGTTAACAAAAACTTGTGGATACGTTGATACAGAAGAGCCGCATCTTTCTTTTAGTATGGCTTTATCAACGTATGACCTCATGTATTCAAGATTTAGATTTTTGCACATGTTTTCAGCGTAATCGCAGTATTTACAGTCCGCTTTCGAAAGAATTTCAACCCCCATCGTGTGTTAATAGCTGTTAATATTTTTTGTCAGAAATCTTTAGATATGATTGTATTTTCTGAAATTCGGCCTGGAGATTTAATTAAAATTTTAGTTGTTATTGACGATGTAGAAGATGAACTGTACGCAAACGTAGAAGAGAATCGTGAAGATTATTTGATAGTAAAGTATTATTCAGAGTCTTCACTCGTGTATAAAAATGCTACCGTATATATTTTGGATGAAGAAGAGAATTTGTTACGTGAAGATAGTATACTCGAACATCATGAGTTCGGTGACTCAGTTTTCAGTCATATAAAAGATGACATGTACGTATTACTCGACGAGGTTGATATAGAAGATGATGATTCTGAAATACATGATGAATCAGAAGACGATGGCAGTGATCTCGAATCTTTTATAGTTTCTGATACGGATATAGATGGTGAGATGAATTTACCCCCCGATCACGCTACAATCGACAGGGCGTGGAATGAATGGGAACCTTCTAGCCCAGGATCTAGGCGTTATAAGGAAATGGTGGAGCGAATCGAAGAGCGCGCGAGACTTCAGATGGATGAAATAAATTTTTAAGAACCTAAGTGCGCTAATTATTATAATAAATTTAATAATACACGGTAATGGACCCCGAAACATTGACTACTATATGGTCTCACGTAGACCAGCTGAAATCTAAACCAACATTAAAGTCATGTAATACTAATAATCTATTTTGTGGAAGTTGTAAGGGAATGAAAATACTTACGAGAGAGGGTATGGTATGTTCAGAGTGTGGTTTAATGGATTCTATTTATATAGATGAAAGTGCCGAATGGACGAGTGGTGTTTCGGATGATGGGCGTGTCAACGATCCCTCTAGATGTATGATCCCTACATCGAACCACGAACTATTTTCGGAGTCTTGGGGGAAGAATACTATGATTTCAACCAAAAACGCGTCTACGTATGAAAATAAACGTATGGCTAAAATCAATTTTCATAATTCTATGAATCACAGAGATCGGTCATTGTTTCATGCGTATAAGGATATTGATGAAGCTTGCCGCGATCTACCGGGTAGCATTTTGAAAGATGCGAAAACTTTCTACAAAAAATTCAATGGATCCAAACTTACACGCGGTGCGGTACGATCGGGTATAAAAGCTAACTGCGTTTTATACGCGTGTAGAATTGCTCAAGTTCCACGGACTACAAAAGATATTGCGGTTATGTTTGGTATACAATCAAAGGATATAAGTCGAACAACTCAATTGTTTACAGAAACTGTTCAAAACGAATCCACCGATAAAAATTACGTGACCAAACCGTTTAATGTCATGCAGAGATTGCTCAATTCATTTGACGTATCTCGCGAAGAAAGGTATGCGTGTAATAAGATGTGTGGTCAATTGGAGGAATGTGTTGATCTTATGAGTAAGTCTCCGAATAGTGTGGCTACAGCTATTATATATATGGTGTTCCAAACTAAGGTTTCCAAAACGGAGATTTCGGAGAAGTGTTCGGTATCTATACCGACTCTTAATAAAATTTTGGTTATAGTAAAACGCCACTTAGAGGATAAAATGTAATACATGTATATGAAGTTATTCTTGAGTACTCCATGTTACGGAGGATTGTGTCTCGAAAAATACGTTTCTAGTATAGTTAGGCTTCAAATGGAACTGATGAAGGAGGGTATTCAATTAATGTTGGATACCACCGAAAATGAAAGTCTAGTGCATCGCGCTCGTAACGTATCTGTCGGACGATTTTTACAAAAAACGGACGCTGACCGCTTCATGTTTATAGACGCGGATGTGGAGTTTGACGCTGCATCAGTTGTACGTCTCGTTAAATCTGATCACGACGTTTCTGTAGCCGTATATCCTAAAAAGGTTGTCATGTGGGATAATGTAAAGAAAAGTGTAGAGGAGGGTGATACACGGAATATGGGATTATTGTCTTCGAGCTTGGTTGTAAATATAGGTGCGTCTAAGAGAAGTGTTGTAGATGGATTTGTTGAAGTATTAGATGGTCCTACCGGTTTTATGGTTATCACTCGTGATGCTATGGAACGTATGTGCGAACACTATAAACCAACACTTCAGTGTAAGAATGACCACCAAAACCGTGATTTTGATGAATATTGCGCTATATTTGATTGTATGATTGACCCTGATAGCAAACGGTATTTGTCTGAAGATTACGCCTTTTGCAGGCGTTGGCAGCAGATGGGTGGTAAAATATTTGCCGATGTCAACACAACATTAGGTCATGTGGGTAATCTACCTTTCGTAGGTTGCTTAAATGAAAGGCTTAAGGTTTAGATCAGTACTACTGTTATGAAGTTGTCGACCATTGTTGTTACTCGATCAAACGCGTGTCATGTTAAATCTCTACACACTATTCTTCGTATGAATATACGATGCGTACAAAATAACGTCGCAAATCAAATTGTATTTGTAAAAGATGACCCATTTGAAAAGGCTGAAGTTATACATAAAAATCTAAAAACTTCCGATCGATTATTGTTTATTGATTTTGGAAAATCCTTGGATGATAATTCATTAGATATGGTATTGAAACCTAACGACACATACGGTGTTGTCGTCTTTCCAGGTGTAAAGGAAGGTATCGATTGGGATATGTTCAAGAAGAAGACATTGGAAAAATCGCAAGAACCTGTTCATCAGATGGGTCTTCACTTCGATACTGAAGTTGATATGAAAATTGCTGATGATGTATACAGGGTTATAAATACGTCGTCAGGTACATGGTGTCTAATGTGTAAACAAATTATCAAAAAGATTCGAGATAATCGAACCGGAACAACGAAAATTCAACCTAAGATGGATGTGATGTTTTCAAGATTTAAGGAATACGGAGTGAAGATTGTGGCGTTCACAGCTGCTCAAGTTACATCGACTTACACCCACGAGTGTTTCGGTAACATAGTAAATTCTGCCGGAGTTAAAGCTAATTAAAGATTAACCCTAAAACATTAGATATAATGCAACGTCTATATGTAAAGAAAAATGACCCTCTTTACACATACGCGATTTCGTTCATGGAAAGGCATTGGGGTGTGAAGGGTTTTTTCCCGGGAAGTCAACCCGTGTCAATTGAATTTAAACATTTCAATACTTTGGCTTCTAACCAATACGTTGTCTGTGAGAAAACAGATGGCCTCAGATTTATGTTACTGGCTTTCATGTATGAAGGTAGAAAGGTTTGTGTGTTGGTCAATCGCGCCATGGAAATGTTCGGGTGCCCTCTAAATTTCAGAAAACCTATTTATGACGGTACGATCTTAGAAGGGGAATTGTACGAAAATATGTTTATGGTGTATGATTGTTTAGTCTCAAAAGGGGAAAATATTGGAAAAATGGATTTTCTGCAGCGATTGGAACGCATCGAACATATCAAAAAAATGTTAACTGTTTTGAAAAATGACCCCATAAAATTTGCTATAAAAAAATTTCACGCACTCCCTGATTTTGGAGAGTTTATGAATACGTATTTACCCACGGTCACACAAAAAATTGATGGACTCGTGTTTACACCTGTGAATGACCCTGTAAAGATTGGAACGCATGAGACTATGTTTAAATGGAAGCCTCGAGATAAAAATACCATCGATTTCCAATTTAAACGTAAGGGGGATTTGTGGAGATTGTACGTACAAGAAAAGGGAAAACTTATTTTCGAATCCGAGATTCGTGATGAATGGGTCGCTGATATACCTTGGATCGAAGAAGATGCTATAATCGAGTGTCAATATATGTTTAACGACTCTCCCATGTGGTGGAAACCTATACTAAGACGCCATGATAAAACTTTTCCTAATGGTCGCAGAACGTTTTACCGCACGTTAGTTAATATTAAGGAAGATATCAAGATGGAGGATTTTTTGCGATGTACATAAGCACGTGATGAGAATCTGTTGAAGGGAGTTCCATTTTAGTAATAGTATCATCATCTTGTTGATACCAGTCTTTTAATTTAACCATAGATACGTAATGTCCACCTCTTTGATTTCCATAGTGTAATATGCTTGCACATAATTCATAGTTATCAAAATCGTTTACGTTTACATTTACTTTTTTATCGAACGACACGAACAATACCTTCGGATATTCTGATATATACGTTTTCGTAGTTGCAACATTATGTTTTATTCCATCGTCATCTTCGTAGTCATCGAGCGTATGCCATTTTTCCGAAGATGTTACCATTTCTCCTACAGTAGGTTTATCCCCATTCAAAATCAAAAAACTAAACGGTTCTACCATAGTTTTTGTACTTGATGGACATATGGTTAACTGTGTTCGTTTTCCATATACCAAAGATTTCAATCGTGGATATGATTTCTCTAATATATCTATTACACAGAATAAAGCATCTTGTGCGTCGTGTGGGTATAGGGATTTAAATCTCGGAAATACTTTTTGAAAAGATTCAAGTAAAGGTTCTATATTTATTTTTAAAAAATTTTCATTTTGAAAATAAATTTTTATGAGTTCTTTATATTTAATCGTAAACTCACAATCACCCGTGTAATCCGTTTTTAGAATATGGGAAGATAGTTCATGAATACGTAACAGTAACTGTATAGCACTGTTAAAGTAACATGTGTTTCCGTTATTGTAGAAGCCATGCATTTATGTTATATGATTATATAACTTTAATTAGAGATTTGAGTAGCATACAATGTATAAATGTCTCAAGCAATTGGTATCGATTTAGGAACAACGTACTCGTGTGTAGGTGTATGGCAAAGTGACCGCGTGGAAATTATAGCGAACGATCAGGGTAATAGAACGACCCCTTCTTATGTAGCGTTTACCGACGGAGAACGTCTGATAGGTGACGCTGCAAAAAATCAAACCGCGATGAATCCCGTTAACACGGTGTTTGACGCGAAGCGTCTCATAGGTCGTAAGTTTTCTGATTCTAAGGTTCAGCAAGATATTAAGGATTGGTCGTTTAAAGTTGTATCGGGTGAAGCTGATAAACCTACGATCGAGGTTGATTTTAAGGGTGAAAAAAAGCGTTTCGAACCCGAAGAAATCTCTTCTATGGTTTTACTCAAAATGAAAGAGGTTGCCGAGATGTATATGGGAACTACTGTTAAGGATGCAGTCGTAACCGTTCCTGCGTATTTTAATGATTCCCAGCGTCAAGCTACCAAAGATGCTATGACGATCGCTGGTCTAAACTGTCTCCGTATTATTAATGAACCTACCGCAGCTGCTATTGCTTACGGTCTTGATAAGAATAAGACAGATGATACAAATGTTCTCATTTTTGACCTTGGAGGTGGCACGTTCGACGTTTCTGTCCTTAATATAGAAGATGGTATTTTCGAGGTCAAGGCTACGGCCGGAGATACACATCTAGGTGGAGAGGATTTTGATGCGAGACTTCTTCGTCACTTTTTGGAAGAGTTTAAGCGAAAGCATAAGAAGGACGTATCTACTAGCCCAAAAGCCCTTCGACGTCTCCGTACTGCATGTGAGCGTGCGAAACGTACTCTTTCTTCTACGGCACAGACAGCGATTGAAATAGATTCTCTATTTGAAGGTATTGATTTTTACACTACAATCACGCGAGCTCGCTTTGAAGAACTAAACTCGGATCTTTTCCGAAAGTGTATGCAACCCGTGGAGCAGGTTCTTCGGGATTCGAAAATAGATAAATCAAAGATTGACGAGATAGTACTCGTGGGTGGGTCCACACGTATCCCCAAAATTCAACAGATGCTTTCTGACTTTTTTAACGGTCGAGAGTTGAATAAATCTATCAATCCGGATGAGGCTGTAGCGTACGGTGCGGCTGTACAAGCGGCTATCCTGTCAGGTGTCGATAATAGTAATGTTCAGGATCTTTTGCTCTTGGACGTTACACCCGTTTCACTTGGTCTAGAAACTGCGGGCGGTGTCATGACTAAAATTGTCGATAGAAACACTACTATCCCTACCAAAAAGGAGCAGATATTTTCTACTTATTCGGATAACCAACCATCTGTCAGCATTCAGGTGTATGAAGGTGAACGGGCTCGCGCCCAGGATAATCATTTACTCGGTAAGTTTGACTTGGGTGGTATCCCCTCGGCACCTCGTGGAGTTCCCCAGATTAACGTAGCGTTTGACATCGACGCGAATGGAATTCTAAACGTTACCGCAGAGGATAAAGCGTCTGGTAAGACTGAGAAAATCGTCATCACCAATGATAAAGGTCGCCTTTCAAAGGATGATATTGAACGTATGGTAAATGATGCTGAAAAGTATAAGGATGAAGATGAGAAGTATAGACAAAAGGTTGAAGCTATTAATAATTTTGAAGCCAGTGTCTTCGGTGTTAAGAGTATGACTGATAAACTCAGTGATGATAATAAAGCGCTCGTAGAAGAAAAGGTAAACGAAGCTATAGCTTGGATAGATAATAATCGTTCCGCGGAACTTGACGAGATTGCGCATCAACAAAAGGAATTCAGGGAGGCGGTTGATCCCATTTTAGCTGCGGGAGGATCTGAAAAGGAGGAGCAACCGGTGGGTCCCAATATAGAAGAAGTTGATTAATGAACCTAAGTAGCTTAGAGATTTAGAACATTTTAATATTGATACTATGAACGTTCATAAACTTTGTGACGATATTTATCCCGAGTTTGAAAAGATCCGTGACGACGATCACATTGAAGTCGAGATACGATTAGGAAAGTTCAATGGAACCTTTTTTGACACTAACTTGGGTAGAGATACTCACGTTAAACTACTAAAAGGATTTCAAAAATATGACGGATGGGAACAGGTTATTCAAACCCACGAAGAAGTCTTTTACAGGGAACGTGATAATATGCGAATTACAGTAGACGAGAATACCGGAGATGAAACTATCATCCGAAAGGAGCGCGTGTTTAAGAAGGATTTTAAGGCTATTGATTCAGCTCCGTATGATCTGCGTGTAAGTGTGGCAAAGGAGGTCCCGGTTACCGAAGAAATCGAACGTGAAATGGACAAGAAAAGAAATAAAGCGAGACTGTCGTACGTTCGTAAAAATCTATCCATCGATATAACCACATGTACCGGCGACATCACCGACATGGACGCCGAGGATATATGTACGTATCAGGTGGAATTTGAAATTGTAGACTCAAAACAGGTACAAACTAAGGACGACTTGTTTAAGATTCTGTATAAGATCAGGGATGTATTTAATTTGTTGACTAGTAATAGATGTTAATCGTTATATTGGCAATATTAATATTTCTGTCATTTACTACGTGGAACACATACAGCCAAGAGGTGAGTGTGTTGCGATATAAATCACAGTATTTTCATGTGTCTGGGGGGCAGTCTAAGCGTATGTTTGACATAATGAGTAAAGATCCGAAGATAACACTCGACAGTATCAAAAACTTCGTAATGTTAGAAGATCGTTTGCTTAAACTGGAAAAAACATCCGTGTGTACGGGTGTATCCCACGAACACGAGGCGTTCACTTTATCTGATACGATAAAGGATATGTTTTTAGCGTACGATTTTTCGTACCATACCATACATCTCAAACAGGTTGCGGAGCCCAACAAACTCATAAATAGAAGTATAACATGTTAATTAAGTAAAGTAATGAACGTCTATGAATACCCATCGTCATATATCTAACGTTATCGTAGATATACATTATTAGCCCCGTGTCATCTGTTTGTGGATTCATTTTAATCCATTTTTCTGCATCTTCAGATTCAACAAAATCTTCGGTACATATATACTTCATTTCTAAACGTCCCATACCCAAAGATCGTTCATCTCTTTCTTCGCGTATATAGTCACAAATAACGTTAATCATAAGTTCGCATATATTTTCTTTTATATTTGGTATCCATGTAGACGGACCTTCGTCCACATGGAATCCTTTTCGGTGTGTTTTGGTATGATCTAAGAGTAGTTCTCTTGGATCATCCATTTATATATACTAAGCTCTATCTTTTAAAGCTGTTCAACTACCGTACCCTTGGGGAATCGTGTCTTCTTGTTTTTGTTATTGTTCTTATTTTTGGGCGAAGCGACATTCATACCCTTTTCTAAATTCTTAGCGAAATTGTTGTTCAACGCGTTAAGTTTATTATCCAATTTCCTCATTCGGTTCATTTTCCACGTTTGTACAGTATTTTTCTTTAATTCGTTAACTTGCATCTTTAATGGGATACCGGATTTATTCTTCTTTAGACTTAACGAATTTATAAGTTTTTTGATTTCACCAACATCATTGTTGATAGATGGCATCACGTTTTTATACTTTGTCATCCATCTTTTACCGTACAATTTAATGAGGTCTTCTTTGATAGCTTTATTCGTTAATCGTCGCTTTTCTAGGGTTTGTTTATTTTTGACAATCTTGTTATTTTGCTTCTTTTTCTGTTTAATATTTTTCTTTGTCGGAGCCTTGGGTGGAGTGATGTTTAACTTTCTACAAATAACGTCAACGGTGTCATTGTCGGATACAGAAATACCCTTCGCTACAGCTATAGGGACAAGTTGCGCCTTCGTGTATGCGAGGCACGGTTTGTTTTTTACTTTAAAGTTACCAAACACGCGATCTCGTATTTTTTGACATATTTGCTCCCTCGTCGTAGTAGATTTAATATCTACCACCCCAATCTTTTTAGCTACCGCAACCAACTCCTGCTTTGGATAACTACTACACACCTTCTTACCCACCTTGATTCTGTGATCGTTGGAGAATTTTTTGGAGGTCTTTTTCGGTTCTTTTACGGTATTGCGTATGTTATATCCTATATTAGATAGAGATTTGTCCGTAGTGACCGCTTCCTTACTTCGCTTCTTAACCGCGGGTAGCTTAAGAGCTGTTGTTTTAGGAGACACAAAACCCATGATGTATAATTCTTGAGATAAAGCGACTCCCGCATTATAAGCCAGGTTCATGTCACTGAGAGAGTTTATTCCTAGTATCTGAATATTACCCGACGTAAACAGTTGGAAAGAGTATCCTAGATATTTCATCTTTAGCGCGGCACGAAGTTCTGGTTCGTACTCTGTTTTTCCAGATTTTCTTAATGCATACGAAACTTTGGATAAATTTATAGATCCATTTATCTTAAAGGTTCCTACCGTGTTGTTGTACTTAATAGGATTATATAAAAATTGTTCCTTTTTTGTGTAGTTATCAACTATGTATTTACGTATTTTGGCCGGTTGAGAAATGTCGTTATTGAGAATACCACCTGAAAAATGTATTTTACCGGTATTGTAAATCTTAAATGTGATTCCACGTGGTTCGGTGCCGTTTGAAAATATGCGACCGGATATCTGAGCATACGTGTAGTTTACATTGTTTTTAAGATTTCCAAACTTTCCAGTTAAAGCGTGTTCAGCACCCACCTTCATGCGGCCGTAATACAACTTTATACTCGAAATCTCGATATCAAAATTTGCGTCCAATACACGCCTTCGTGCATGTGGAGATTTGTTAAAAATATGCACCAAATCTATACGTTTCGTGCGAGAGTTGAAATCACCGTTAATTAAAGAGTTAAAAAATCCCAACTGTAAAGGTGTGACGTCTAATTTTGATAAATTTTTAGTTCTCAATTTTTCTTCGACCATGAGGTTAGCGCGTTTTAACGCGTTTCTACCCAGTTTATGATTGGTCTTTAATAAATTTTTTTCGTTGTTATTGAGATATTCCTTTTGATTTATTCTATTTTCAATTGATCTATTATTGTTATTGTTATTGTTAGTATTTTCAAACTCATTGAAAAGGCCCATGGTTTGTTCTGATGTATGTAAATATTTTTAATGATCATTGCCCAAGTGTATACCAGTTTTTTCCTTCGTGATATCGATACCAAAGATAAACTCTTGTGCGTCGAGATGTTTCATACCATCACCGTCATCATACTTGAGTTCATCTCGCTTGACCGAAATTTCACGCTGCCCGAAAGGACCCGCGTAGAAGTCATACGTAAATCGCGGCTTACCAAGGTTATTAAGATTACAGTACTCGTTGAACTTCGAAACGAATACAGACTTGGGACAATACGCCTTTTCGTCGAAGAAGACCTTTGGCGACTGTAGGAAGTTCTCGAGAGTACTCGCAACAATGGCAACTTGCTTTTGTACGTTCTTGAAGTACTCGGGCACGACGTTCCATATATCCACAGCCTTATGCTTTTGACTGTAATCAAGATAGGCTCTAACACACTTCTGTAGGATGACCGGAAGCTCTTGTTCGAGTTTATCATCGAGTCTTGTATCGGCATTCTTCACCTGTTTACCAAAGTTGACTGTGAGAATACGACGCAAAATACTTCCTGAATTATCCTTCCACTGTGGAACTTCGTTTCCACCGAGAATACCAGGTGTGGTCCACACCATAGACTTCGCCTTTTCATGTTTGACGGCTATAGATACATCTTCACCACTCACAATAGATTGAAATTCAGCCTGTTCGAGTGCCAAGTCATTCTTAACCTCAGGTGCTATAAACATGAACGCGTTGCAGATTGCCGATAAACCGAACTTCCTTTCAACGTTGTTTGAAAGTGTACTCACATCATCAGAACAATAGAATTTACGAAATACTTTGGTAATGAGTGTAGATTTACCGGAACGCGCCACACCTTTTAGGAAAGGGATAATTTGCCAGCGATCTATTTCATTTACATCGTAGCACAACCTTCCTCCCATAACGTATATCCACTTACACACTTCATCGTCAAACTTCTGATAGTCCAGGATGGATTGAAAGTGTGGTGTGGGCACATCGTACCAGTTATCGATATGATCATAGTTCACGAACTCCTGGTCGAAATACTTACAACTCACGATAGTCTGATCTAAACTCTTAAACTCAGGCGATTCATAGTCATAGAACGCACACTTAACCGGTTTAGTCTGTGGCTTAGACTTATCTCGTTCCAAATCGATACATCCTATGAAAATACCGTTATTAAACGACCACACGTGTCGATCCTTATTCACATCTTCGAATTGCATATCGAAAACATTAGTCAGGTGATTAATGACATGGCGCTGTGTAATGCCACCCGAGGTAAGATTCTTCCATAATTCAAACCACGTCTCTTTCCTGCCCACGCTATATACGAAGTCAGCGACGCTTTTCGTTGTTTTCCACGCACGTGTAGAACATCCAGTGGAAGTTTTGATCTCTTCACAGCAGTTACCCTTATATCTCTTAATATTATGTTCATATAAGTGTTTCAGACACTGTAATATAGCCTGTTGATACTGTGAAAGCTCCTCCACCTTTTGGATAGTTGAAACTCTGTATATAGACGGATCAGATTCGGGATTAATAGGAACGTATGTAGGATTATTTACTCTGTCGTAAATGCGAGCCCCCCTGAATACAATTTGCCAGGAATCATCGACCTGATCTATCAGACGATTGATGCGTACGGATAATTGTAAATCTTCTTCATTTTCCTCGGATAACATATTTAAACTGTCAGCACGATGATAGAGTTCGCATAAACGATCTCTCATTCGCATGTATTTTGCCGATATACGTTCTATGTCAGTAGATTTAGGTATACCGTCTTCGTTTAATTCGTCGAGATTGAAGAAGTTGTCATATCCCAGCCTGAAGGATAAGTATTCATTGTCGCGCTCATTTATTTTCCACATGCTTTCTAATTGCTTCAAGAAGTTAGTCACTTCTTCACGTTCATATGTTTGTATCTGATTCGTCCACATGGCGTCGTTTGCCCCATCTCTGTCAGCCGACTCACTCAAGAAATGAGTGGCCTCTGACATTTTATATTATAGGGTTTCATTTTTCTAAGCCCGATTATTTTTGGAGATTTGTTAAAAGTTTTACCAAAATTTTATTTTGAATCTCAAGTTGTTTTGCTATACTTACCAGGGCCGTGCATACGGTATCACCGTCATCCGTCATGAGGGTCGATGCCAAGAGTGATTCGGTAGAGATAAAATCATCTTGGTCGAATTCGTCGAGTTCAATTTCCTCGGGATCCTCGACGGAACTTTCATCATCAATAGACATGAGAGGCTCTTCTTCGCGGACCTCCTCAGATTGCGTTTCGGATTCTGTATCGGACATTTATTTATGCTCAGGAAAAATCAGTACGATTTTTTCGCACTTTACCCGAAATTATTTTCTTGGTGTATAGTACAACACACACAAAAATGGCGGGCGGTTTAATGCAATTAGTCGCCTACGGCGCACAGGACGTTTATCTGACTGGTAACCCTAAGGTTACTTTCTTCCAGGCGGTTTACCGCCGTCACACTAACTTCGCTATGGAGAACATCGAGCAGACCGTTAACGGTACGCCCGCCAACTCCGGTCGCGTATCTGTTACCATCGCGCGTAACGGTGACCTTGTAGGCGACATGTATGTCGAACTCAAGACTCACGCGTCTACCGTCGCTACCTCTACCGGTGGATCGGGTGCCGATGCTTGCTGGATCGCTGAGCGCGCGATCAAGGACGTAGAATTATCCGTGGGTGGACAGCGCATTGATAAATGCTACCAGAAGTGGTGGCGTCTTTACTCCGAGCTTTACCTCGATGAGGGTAAGAAGGCTGCGTGGGGTAAGATGACTACCGCGGGTGCCGATAAGCAGGTTTTCCTTCCTCTTATTTTCTTCTTTAACCGCAATCCTGGACTTGCCCTCCCACTAATTGCTCTGCAGTATCATGAAGTCAGGCTGGATTTCGATTTAACTGACCAGTTCTCTACTCACCTTGATAACTCTACTTTCAAGGTATACGCCAATTACATCTACCTCGACACTGAGGAGCGTAGGCGTTTTGCCCAGAAGGGTCACGAGTACCTCATTGAGCAGGTTCAGCACACCGGTGTTGATTCCGTCACCGCCGCTGGTGGCTCCAAGCAGGTCCGCCTTTCTTACAATCACCCCGTCAAGGAGCTTGTATGGGCTCTCAGTGAGAACGACGACCAGCAGGGTCTTTGGAACTTCACGCATAAGGCTGCCGACACCGAGATCGTTCTCGAGTCCGACCCTGCCGCTGCCGCTGCCGAGTCTAACTGCTACGTACCCATTTCCCAGGTCGGTACCCCTCTCTACTCTCCCGGTCTTTCCACCGAGAAGTTATCTGAGGAGACCGTCGGCACTGTCGCTACCATGAAGCTTGTTCTCAACGGTCAGGACAGGTTCAAGGAGCAGTCCGGCAAGTATTTCAACCAGGTCCAGCCCTACCAGCACCACACTGGCTCCCCTATGCCCGGTATTTACTCTTACTCGTTTGCCCTTAAGCCCGAGGAGCATCAACCGACCGGGACGTGCAATTTTTCTCGTATAGACAACGCCCAGGTTTCTATTGTTACCACCGGCACTAACGATACCGCTACCAACCTCAACATGTTCGCGGTTAACTACAACGTTCTCCGCATCCAGTCCGGTATGGGTGGTCTTGCCTTCTCTAACTAAGCATACAAATCAAATTTGTATTTGCTATTAAAAATTAATTAATTCTTCATTTTTAAAAATTGAAATCACACAATTTTTAAAAATGAAATCCGGTCGGACACTTTATTTCGTATTTATAATTTGATCTATATCGAAACATATGTAAGGTGGTTCATCATCGTAACTGTAGTATCGAATTGTTATTCCCATCACCTTTCTAAAATAAGCGTTAAGTTCTTTATTTATAAATCGTTTCCATTCTTTTAAGGTTGTCTTATAATACTCTAATCCACTTTCACTGAAAACACAATTTTGTATTTCGGGTCTCTGTCTAAAATCGATCATGGTTCTTTTCGCACCAGCTGGTAACGGTGATTTATTCCTTTCCGCGGCATCTATCATATCTATTATGTAATATCCATGACTATCACAAATTATATTAGTTTGTATTTGTGGAAATCCTAAAATACAAACTTCAAAATCTGCGTTACTCGGGAGTGTTGCGAATATGTCTTTGTTAACACTATTTTTTAATGGCACTGCGAGTATATGTGGGTGTGTGTGATACGTTACGAGTGAAGGCCATACAGTGTTTATTTCTTCTAAATTTACTCGTCTCCTGTCTCTGGAGGTAACAAAGGAAGGTTTTTCAAATTTTACAGATGTTGGTCCTATTTTACATTTTACAGCGCCCGCATATTCCCAAGACTTTTTAGACGACAATTCATGTATCTTTTTTAAATCACGAATTATTGGTCTGGGTATTTTTGTACATTTCTTTTGGAACATCTGCGGGCGGACTGTATTCATGATCGCGACTGTCCTATAATTATATATAAAAATATAATTTTTATATATAACATGCATCTACTCTACACAGATGGTAGTTGTTTGGGAAACCCCGGTAAAGGTGGATGGGCTGCGAGATGTTTACATTTATTCGATATAAGTGGTGGAGATCCGTTCACTACGAATAATATAATGGAAATGAAAGCTGTCATAGAAGGTTTACGTGAGTCTTTAAAACATCTAATAAAAGAAGTATCCGTACATACTGATAGTAATTATGTTAAAAATGGTATGAAACATTGGGTAAAAAATTGGAAAACGAACGGTTGGAAAACCGCGTCGGGTACTCCTGTCAAAAATAAGGACTTGTGGATACAGTTATGTGATTTAGAGCGACAATTTGACAAAGTTCAATGGATATGGGTAAAAGCTCATAACGGAGATGTTAATAACGAATACGTTGATAAAGAAGCGAGAAAATTCGCCACATCTTTTCCATAATTGTGTATAAAGAATATAGTAGTTACTCAATATATGAGTACCAAAAAATCTAAAGAGGTAACAACTACACGTCGTTCGTACGAAGAGCGGGAGAAGTTATTTTCTGATAACAAGGCTAAAGCTATTGAAAAAGCTATGAATACCGAACGTGTTAGGTATAAGTCTAATGCAAACTCAAACGATTTCATCGAATTTTTGGAAACGCGTTTGTCTTTGTGGGAAGACATAAAGACCGATACCATCGAAAATGGACGTCTTACGAAAGGATTTACAAAACGTTATCACGAAAACATGTATAACAAGACTAATGAAATACTTAACTCCTTAAAAAAATAAATAAATTAATTACCAAATGCTATACCTGCCATACCATCTTTTACCCTGAGGATGTTATAGTTCACTGCATAAACCCTATTTATACCACCAGATGTACCCGTGGGTCCCTCGAGAGCTAATTTAGCGTTATCTATACGGCTAAAGTTAAGGCTTCCACTAGGCTGCGAGGCATTCATTTTTAAACAAAACGGCCACGTAAACAGGGGCGCCGTGTCAAGTACACCCGATGGTAAAGATGTAGTATGCATTTCTGGCACAACGTTGTGGTGGAAAGTGCTGGTCGTGTTCTCGAATAAGGGTGTACCGTTGATGTAGAGTGTAGCAGAACTGAAATTTTGTATACCACTCCATTGTGTACCATCAGCGTTAGAGCTCACTAAATGTAAAGCCTTTGTAGGATGGTTGAAATAGGTAAGATCAAGATCGGTTGTAGTGGGGGATGTTGGTTGATATTGGGTCTGTGTTATGAGAAGCTCGTGGTCGGTATTGACGAGGAAATCACGCTCATCGGAATCGAGGTACACGTACGTACCGTATATCTTAGGTGAAATAGAACCTAAACCATTCCTACATCTAATGCGTATTTCCACCTGATGATACTGTAATGCGGTGAGTGGTAGGGATTTAGTCCAATCTTCACTAAAGAAGAAAGGAATTACGAAATAATCGGAACCACGCTCAGTAGCGACCGCAGCCTTAGCGTTACCCGCGACTGTATCAGTCGTGACGGCACATGAAACTTTGGAAGAGGTGTCTTTGTAGAGGATGTTGTGTACACCCTGAATGAAAAGAGAATCTAACTTACACACCTCCTGTCCACCAATGTGTAACGAAAACTCTGTGGTGCTAGTATCGTTGTTGGCGAAAAAGGCGTTAGTGTTGACGCCAACGTTAGAAATGTTTGGGGACTCAATCCACACGTAGCTTAAAAGATCACCCTTGGACTGGACGGGGATCACGACTTCATTACCACCACTGAAGGTGCCAACAAAATCCATACGCTCGGGTTTGATCGAAAAGTTTGTATGACGTTTATAATTTTGACGAAAAAATGAAACTTGAGGGTCGCCAGTGATGTAAACATCCTGAGCACCAGTGGATACAAGATCAATCAACGCAGCTGACATTTTACTAATATATGATATTAAAAATTTGGGGCGATTACGAAGTAGATGGTGAAATTTCAGGTGTTGACCTGGGATTCTCGAGATGAAAATAACGATCATTACATTAGGTTGTTCGGGAAAACGCTTGAAGGAAAATCTGTATGTGTGACGACTACATTCAAACCGTATTTTTTTATTAAAATTCCTGTGGGTTCTAGCCAAGAGGCTCTGAAGGGTGTCATCGAGAGAAAGTTTCACGAAGAAGTATACGACATCGAAGAAGTTGAAGCTAAAGATGTATGGGGTTTTCAAAACAACGAAAAACGTCGCTTTTTACAGGTCTTCTGTAATGACTGCGCACAACGAAGGAGGGTAAGTAACTATATCAACAAGATGATGAATAACCAAAATTATAAAGAAAAATCTATAACCTACGTATACGAATCAAATGTAGACCCAGTTTTACGACTCATGCATCGAACGGGTATTCAATCCACTGGTTGGGTAGATACAGATGACTCATGCGCACCCGGGTATCACGCTACAGTCGACATTGACTTGTTCTGTAGAAATTGGAAAAAATTGAAACCGTTGAACGTTACCGACGCTGCACCCTTTGTCGTAGCGTCACTAGATATTGAGTGTTACAGTTCCACGGGTAAGTTTCCAAACCCTCTTATCAAAGATGATGCATGTTTTCAGATTGCCATATCATTGGTTAAGTTTGGGTCCACTGAAGTATATGACAGAACGTGTTTATGCTTTAAACAAACCGGTGATAATCTAGAGGGTTGTACCATCAAAAGTTACGACACCGAGAACGATATGCTCATGGCATTCAGTGAGTATCTTGTTGAAAAGGATATTGATATTATCACGGGTTGGAACATCTTTGGTTTTGATTTAAACTATATCATTCAACGCGCCCTGTTAAACAACTGTCCTCCGTCCTTTTTTCAAATGAGCAAACTTAATGGGTATAAGTGTAACATTAAGAATAAAAAACTCTCTTCGAGTGCGCTAGGTGATAACGAGCTTCAACTCTTACCAATGCCCGGAAGATTTATTTTTGATCTTTTCCATGAAGTCAAACGTGAATATAAGTTAGATTCGTATAAACTCGATAACGTATCGAAGTTGTATCTGGGAGATAATAAAATAGACATGCCACCGAAGGAAATGTTTGCGCGTTTTCGTGAAGGAGACCCTCTTAAGTTACAGCAAGTCGCTGAGTATTGTATTAAGGATACGGTTCTCCCCCACCGTCTATTGGATCGTCTTTCGACACTCATCAATCTTTTAGAGATGGCTAAAGCTACGTGGGTTCCCATCAGTTATCTCGTTGAACGCGGGCAACAGATTAAGGTCTTTAGCCAACTCACAAAAAAAGCGCGTGAATTGGAATTTAAGGTTCCTACGTTTAGCTACGGACATACGGATACCACTGGTTATGAAGGTGCCACTGTACTGGAAGCACAATCCGGTGCGTATTATACACCCATTACAGCCCTTGATTTTGAGGGTCTATATCCATCAATTATGGTAGCACATAATTTATGTTACTCATCGCTGGTCATGGATGATAACTATAAGAACATACCTGGTATCACATATGAACAGTTTGGAAATCATATCTTCGCACAAGACGTATCGTCGCTTCTACCGAGTATCCTTTTAGAACTCAAACAGTACAGAAAGCAAGCCAAAAAAGATATGGCGAACTCCACCGGAGCGTTAAAACAGATGTACAATGGTAAGCAGCTCGCTTACAAGATTTCTATGAATTCTGTGTATGGATTCACCGGAGCTTCGCGTGGTATGCTCCCATGTGTAGCTATAGCATCAACAACTACTATGAAAGGTAGAAATATGATCGATGACACTAAAAACTATGTCGAGGAACACTTTCCGGGATCCAAGGTTAGATATGGTGACACTGATTCGGTGATGGTTGAATTTGATGTGGGTGACCTCACAGGGAAGGAAGCTATCGAACGTAGTTGGGAACTTGGGGAGCGTGCAGCGTCTGAATGCACAAAGCTTTTCAAGGCTCCTAATAATCTAGAACTCGAGAAAGTCTATTGCCCCTATTTTCTGTACAGTAAAAAGCGGTACGCCGCGAAACTTTGGACTAAGGGTAAAGATGGAAACATGAATATGGATTACATTGATGTTAAGGGTCTACAATTAGTCAGGCGTGATAATACACCGCATGTACGTGAAGTGAGTAAAGAATTGCTCGACGTTATATTGGAGAGCAACGACACTACCGCACCCAAAGCTTTGGCGAGGCAGCGAGCTGTAGAACTTCTCGAAGGTAACGTACCTAACGAAAAACTTATTTTGAGCCAGTCTCTATCCGATAAGTATAAAGTAAAGGGTGAATATGTGTCTTATGATAAAGTGAATCCAGATCACAACAATATGTTCACGTGCAATGATATAAGTATGGCTCATGTTCAAGTTGTTAATAAAATGCGTATTCGACAACCGGGATCTGAACCTCAATCTGGAGACCGCGTACCTTATCTTTTGACGGATACCGGAGATCCTAAGGCACGGGCGTTTGAGAAGTCTGAGGATCCAAAATATGTCCAAGATAACAATGTTAAGATCGACTATGTATATTACTTTCTTAATAAATTCTTGAATCCCGTGTGCGATTTATTGGAACCGTTGTTCGGAAACCCTAAAGAGCAAATTTTTGGAGAGTTGCTTTTAAGAGCTAAACCACCACGAAAGAAGCGGGAACCTAAAACGAAGCAAGTGACAATAGCAGACTTATTTAAAAAAGAAACTTCATAATAATATATGGTCTATGATAAAGATGTTTTACAAATAAATCAGTTATTCAATGAACGCGTCGATAAACGTGTTTACGAAAAAGTTTGTGAAGTTATAGAAAAAATTTCAAAAATTCACAGCATACCACTAAAACTTTTAAGAAGGGATGCATTGGGGGAAAATGATCATTGTATGGGATTAAAGCGTGATAATACACTGTGTACGAAAAAAAGTGCAAATGGTACAAATTTTTGTAATTTTCATATAAACGACAAAAGATTATGCGAACCCATACAACGATCGAGTAGCATATTACGACACAATCACCCTTGGCCAGGTCCCCGCGTAGAGGGTTGTCCGAAATGTGAGGAAGATAAAAACAAAAAACATACAAAAGAACTTAGAGAATTAGTTAGTATTATATAATAATGAACAAATCGGATATACTATTAAATTCTATCAACGCCTTCTACATATTACCCGAAAATAGAACTATACTAAAAGAACTTTTAAACAAAACCGGTGGTATATCACTTCGAAATCTCGAGTGGTTTATCACCAACTATTCTAAGAAAAATAATTTAACATACAAGACCCGTGACGGAAAGTTGTTTAGCGTTCACTGCGCCTATAAATCTAGTTTAGATGGATACAGCAAAAAATTGTTCGACCCATTCTGTAGATCTAATAAGATGCAATACATTGTTCCGGGCACATCTGATAAAATAAGCACTACTGTTGCACAGTTAAATTTTATTAGATGGTGTATTAAGAACAGTATAGTTGACTACATACGCAACCATCATTCCGATTTATTTAATAAGGGGGGGATACTTCAAAAAGTTATTCCGGTTTAGGCCTACCATAACCTGGTGGAATCTCTCTGTTTAGTTCTCCAGGTTTAGGCCTAACACCCCCAACTTCCATAGACGTTTCAGGTACATATGTACCAATTGGTGGTACTGATACGAGTGATACGAACCCCCCATCAAACTTAAACGTTTGATACCCGACGTAGTATAGATGTAAAGAGTATGTGTTTGAACTAGAAAGACCATCCTTTAATTTCACATCTAAAACGGTACGGTCGGATTGAAGTTGCCCAAAATCCAAACTTCCCGATGGCTCCACATTAATCGGATTCATCGAGAATGTATACGTGTAAATATTCTTTTCAGGTCTAGAAAGTCTACTGTTATGAGGTACTACATACTTATAATACGTATGATCAACGAGCGGTAAGTTTGGTAAATCTTGCCCGTTTATATAAATTTTGGCACTGTCCATGATAGGTTGAAAAAATGCGTTAGATAAAGATACCGTGTCGCTCGCCGAAAAATTGTAGCGATTATAGAACACATTACTTTCTAACGATGTACCACCCGCGTATACGGATTCATCCTCGAAATCCGTGTTACGCAAGAACCAATTCATACTTTTTACCGGTACATTTGGTACGAGTTGTAACTTTACTTCACTTTCATTAAGTTCCGTTTCTACAGTGGGATGTTTTCTCACTATATCAGTGATAAATGTTTGGGGTTTAGTCATGAGATATATACGTTCTTGATTTGATACTGTGATTTCTTCTGTTATGATCTTAAAATTAGCTAAACTAAAT